GATCTTGACCAATCATGTCGAGCAGTCAGGCTTAAGAATTTGCAAGTATGGCCTGCTGTATCTGATCGCTGGGATGCCATTACGATTACCTACGTTGCTGGCTACGCACAATCATACCTCGTTCCGGCTATTGCAAAGCAAGCCATGCTGCTGCTCGTTGGCTATTATTTCGATGCCAATCGAGGCGACAATGACCGGAACAACGACCAGCGAGCCTACGAGGCGTTAGTGACCAAGTTTATGCGGAGCAATTATCCGTGAGCTATCGTCCCAGCAAGTTTAGGCTTGGATCATTGCGGGATCGCATAACGATCCAGCAACTGACGGAAACTATTTCCGATGCTGGTGACGTTACGCCAACTTGGTCCGATAAATACAAAGATGAGCCTGCTGCTTTTGATCCAGTTGCTGGTCAAGAAACAGCTAGGGGCAAGCAAGTAGATGCCGGAACTAAAGGCATATTCACGATTCATTACCGCACTGGCATCACGCCGGAAATGCGAATCCAGTACAACTCCGAAACGTATGGCATTGTGTTTGTGCGTCCTGTTGACGGCGGTAGACGATACCTCGAATTGCACTGCAAATCGTAATGGCTAATAAACTAGACATTAAGATGGACATTCCAGTTGATGCAGATCTCGCACGCATGCTGAACATGGATGATCGCATTGACAGATTCAAGCTGTTTGACAAGGCTCTTAATGCGGCCAGTATTCCGGTTTTGGCTAGAGCACGGCAACTTTGCTGGGATGGTAGAAAGGCTGCTCCTGGTGCACCTAGCGGTAACAGTGCCAAGCGTTCTTGGTATCAACGCAATGGCGTCGAGCCACCATGGGCTAAATGGATTAAGCGTGGAAAGACAAAACGCAATAAATACGGCAAGGTTGACTGGGAAACGCAACTTAAAACGACAATTGGAAAAGTTGTGCGTAAATATAGCCGCAAAGGCATAGCCGTTATTGGACCATCTTGGCCCAAGGGAAATAAAGCATATTTCAACGCCGGAAAAAATGGTCGTGATGTATGGTATTGGGGTGACGACCAGAGTTTTAAAAAAGAAGCGATGCGCAATTTTATTGTGCAAGCTTTTGACGAAACAAAAAGTCAGCAGCAAACAATAATGAAAGCACAAGTCAAAACTTTGCTTGACCAGATGATGAAGAATCTTTGATGGCTGATGTAATCAAGACAATCCGTAACTACTTGCTAACTAAGACGGCGATTACCGATCTTATTGGTCAGCGTATTTACGCTAGTCGGATCCCGCAGTCAACATCGCAAACTCAGTCATGCGTTACAATTGCGGTTCTTAGCGAAATATACGAACACTCAATTGACGGACTGAGCGGTATAGTACAAACCAGACTGATCTTTGATTGTTTTGCTTCAACTGCGGAACTGGCTCGCAGCATAGCCGACTCAATCATTTGGTCAGACATGGACAAACTAAAAGGTGTTTACACCAATTTGAACATTCGGAGCGTGATGATGGATGATGGTCGCCGTGAATACGTCAACGAAGACGTAGCAGGCGGTGACAATCAGCGGCATGTGGTTACGTTCGACATTATGGTATTTTGGCTAAGGAGTTAGCTATGGCGTTGGTTGGAGATACTGGCAATGGAGCGACCTTCACTCTCACGACCCAAACTGCTGCGGCAAGTTTGAAGGTTGAATCCATTACGATTGGTGAAATCACTTTGGACATGCTTGATGTGAGCACGCTTGGAACGTCTGACTTTCAAGAGATGATTGCCAGCGATTTGAAGGCTACCCCAGAATTGACGGTAAACTATAATTTTAATGCTGCTGCAACTGCGGTGACTGTAACTGGATCGGTAGATACTGCTACAATCACGTTCCCAGTAGTCAGCACGCAGACGACCACGACTGGTGCCACTTTTACCGGAACTGGTATTGTGACAAGCTTTAAGCTACCTGACCTGCAAAATGGTCAAGTGCAAAAAGGTTCACTCAAGTTCAAATTTGATGGCGATACCGGCCCGACCTACACCCGAGGATCTTAATCTTGATTAAGCTTCGACTCGATGACTTTGTTGTGCCTAAAAAAACGCATTACGGAACCGTGATGCGTTCTACTGGGCAAGACAAGGTCTATATTTGGAACGATGACACGGAAAATTGGACGCACTGCGGTTACCTGACGCACGAGTCAGGTTACTTTTTGCCTCTGGTTGGAGTGCCAAAAGAACTTGTGCCGGTGATTGCTGAGCAGTGCGCCAAGCAAAAATCGGTCAAGGTAAAGTATGTTGACTCGGTGCCCGTATCCGAGCCTGTAGTTGAAGAAGAAGAATTTTGGAGCGATGATGATGAGTAATCTGCTAGAGAAACTGAAATCTAAGTCTGTAATGTCTGTTGAAAAAGTTGTCGATGGCGACACTTATCTAATCAAGGGCTTGGACCTCAACCAAAAGTCTAAGGTCTATGCTAGTGCTCGCAAGTCTGACGGCAGCCTTGACAGCTTACGACTAGATGCCAGTTTCCTAGCTCAGTGCGTATGCGATCCGGAAACAAAAGCACCTCTTGCAGATGCTACTGTTTGGCGTAATGCACCTACTCACATCAGCGGCCCTCTACTTGGAGCCATTGCAGATGTTTGCGGGCTCAATGTGGATACGACCGTAGACCCAAAAGATTTCGACTCAACCCAGAGCTAATGCTGGCTCATCGGGTCGTTCTTAGGCGTGGCCTAGAGATTGAACCCGAGCAGTGGCTTGCGACGGTTGACGAGAAGACGTATCGTAACTGGGAATCTTATTACAGATTGGAGCCTTGGGGCGACGAGCAATATTTGCTCGCAAGGCTAATCAACCTGATAAGTCTCCTAGTTGCGTCTAAGGCTGGTGAGCGAGCAGAGGATTATGTGATCCAACTTGAGGACATTATGCCTCCATCGTGGGCATGGCGACCTCAAAAGCGTACTGAAGACATTGCTGCCGTTGAACAGAAGCTAGCTGGGCTCTACTCTCAATGACGACCATCAATAACTACAAAGTTACTCTAGGTCTTGACGCATCCGGGCTGGTGCGTGGCGCAACGCTAGCTAGAGGACAGTTCCAGCAAATTCAACGCATGTTCCGTGATGTGCAGGATCCTGCGGAAAAGCTTGAGAGCAAAATCAATTTGCTTGATAAAGCTATGAACGCCATCAAGGCTCAAAAGCCTACTGCTGACTTGTCGCACCTAGACGAAGTTATGCGACGTCTTTATATCCAGTACGATAATGTCACTGGTGCGGAAAAGAAGCGTACCGATGCCATGAAGGCAGAGGAAAACGAACTTCAGCGATTGATTGGTTTTGAGCAGCAAGCGGAAAAATCCTATGACAAAACCAGAACTCAGGTAGAAAAAGTTGAGCATGAGATCAGGCAATTAGAGCATGCCATGTCCCAGCTTAAAATGGCTGGACAAACATCCGAATTGCAAAAATACAATGACGCACTTGAGCGGATGTACAAGCAACTTGACTGGGTGACTGGCGGCGAAGCTAAGCACCTAGCCAACATGAAGTCTCAGGAAGACGAGTTAAATAGGCTAATCAAGCTTGAGCAGCAAGCGGCAGATATTTTTAAGAAACGGATGACTGCTACTGATATTTTTGCACAAGAACGTGCAAGCTTGTATGAGCTTAAGCGTGCTAATCTTTTAACTGAAGAAGAATACAAAGCAGAATTAAAGCTCGCCAGAGCAAAAATGATGGAGGCTAATGCTGACAAGGAATTGGCAGCACGGCGTAAAGAAGCTATTGCGTTGATTGATAGGCACACGCCTAAAGTAGATCAGTTGCGTAGTCAGTACGAATTACTGCGCAAGGAATACCATAGCATCGCAGCAGCATCTAGAGTCCTTGGAAGCGAGGAAGACATACTCCGCACAAAGATAGTGCAGACTATGCGTGCCCTCCGTGATCAAATGACCGAGATGAATAAATCAGGTGGTGCCGCAGGATCAGGTGGCGGTAGTGGTCTGGGTCTTTTAACAGCCATAGCCACCAGGGCTGGTGGAGCACTTGCAGCAGTAGCCGGTGCAAGGCAGATGTATCAGCTTACTGTAGAAGCAGACAAAGCCAACATTTCTTTGCGGCAGACTGAATCTATCCTACAAGCCATCTCTGGATCGGATATTCAGGGCTCTGCGTTAATTGAAGACATACGGCAGTTGACACGCACAATGCCGCTTGGATTTA